GGGTGGTTAACTTCCTTGACCTCTAGATTTTTTTCTGTGGGGAATTCGCTTGGAGTGGTGTTTTGAATGACGCCCGGGCCTTTTGATAGGGGTCTGTTTCTTGTAGTTAGAAAAGCCAAATTTAGGTAGTGCCATTATCTTTTTCTAATACCATCCTAGCATTAGGATTTCCCCTAGGAATATAACTAATGACCCCATTGACTTTCTGCTCCAGATCGGCCCCGCAAGTGACACAACGATAATGACGCTTAAAAAGAGAAACTAAAACAGCTGGAGTATTACATGAAGGGCATACGCCATTAACAATTTCTGTTTGTAGTCGCATTCTGCCTCCAAAAAAATCTTTGCCAAATTTATCATTCATTTTTAAATAAGTTTGACCATTCAGAAGATTCTATTTCACTGTTATCTAAGTGAGGTTGTTTAATTCCATCATCCACTTCAATTTCAATTTCAGTTGTTTCTTCTTCGTAAGGTGCATGTCCTATAAAATAAGATTCATCTTTAAGATGTTTAGGTCCTGGTTTGGGGACGATTACTTCGTTATTAATGTATCTTGGTTTAACCATGATGTTACTTTACCATATCTTTAAGGTGTTGCAAGGCTTTCAGTTTTTTTCGATTAAATTTTTTCTTATTGGGTTTAATGCGTTGACGAAAGAGGCTGAGTCGTAAGAGCTTGGCGATGTAATTTCTCTTCTTGTGCATAGCTAATAGTCCTAGCAAAACAACTGGCTAGAAGATAGCAGATTATAAAAATAATGGTAATTGTTTTAATTTGGTTTAGCCGCAATTGTTTTTATCTAAATCAATTGGCTTATCACTACCGTAAAACCAAACCCATGATGAAATTTTTGTTCCATCTTGTGTATAGGTACATTTTTTGCCTACCGAGCAGGCGCTTAATGCAAATAATAATGCAAGCACTAAATAAAATTTATTCATTTGTTTCCTCTTGTTGTTCTTCTTCGTTTTTTATTTGACAACATGTACCTGATTTTTCTTTTTCGCTGGTATGCATATTGCAAGTTTTTTTTTCGTCTATTGGCATGATAAACATTCGTCATTATTTACTGTAATTCCCTGAGGATTACAATTACATTTTTCGCATGCACATACCCCGTTCGCATCTGAATGTCCGCTAACATTACAGTGACAATCACATAGACAACTTTTACACTTTGCCATTTTTTGTTTCCTCAATTCCGTAGAAGTACTTATCAGTATCTTCCGTTTTCCATTTACTACTATCTTCTACATTCCATTCAGAAGTCTGTACCTTCCAGTCAAAAGGAATCTCATCCTTCACCGTGAAAGATGGAATGCTCCAGATTAGTCTATTGTTTGGCTGAGCTGCATAATTGCCATCATCCAAAGCAAGTATGTGCGCGCACTTATGTTCGTGCGGGATTTCCGAATGATCTGTATCGACTATATTACTCTCTGGATGTGCCCAGTCAACCGTAAAAAGGTACGCACCTGCGCGCCATTTTTTATCTTTACCTATGAATTTACCGGACTGACCGTCCAAGACATCAAAAGAAGTAACGCTAGGATAGTAACTAAAGCAATTCCATAGCTCCAACTCGTCAAGTCGCAGCCGAGGAACCTCACTTGCTTTAAACCCTCTTTGTATGAATGCAGAGATCGGCAAACGGTAGAATACAGCTCCATTTTCCATAATTGCATGAAAGAGTATTGGACGCCCTGTAATCGATGCAAAGCCAAAAAGTAAGCAGTCTTCCACTTCTCCATGATGTTCTTTAAGATCATAGAGATATTCTCTCCTTACCTGCGCATACGTCGCAGGTATGTTTGCGTTCAGATAAGCCATTCAACATAAAATCCTTAGTTTGCTAAAAAATAAATGGCAACAATTACTACCACAACAGCGGCAGATATTTTTGGATTAGCTTTTGCTAATGTCCAAAGTTGTTTAACTTTTTCCATGTTTCCTCCTAATGTATTTCACCCCAGTTTTTGCCTGCTTCGTAGTCTACCTTATTAGGTATTGCAAGTTCAACTGCTGATTCCATTATTTGAATAATGTGTTTAGCTTGTTTATCATTTTCTACAGAAATGTCTAGTTCATCATGAATCTGAATATGGGGAATAATACCCTCTTTATACAATTCAAGCATACATTTTTTAGTCATATCTGCAGCAGATCCTTGTATTAATTTATTTAAAGATTTGTAAGTAAAGGCTCTTTTAATACCGGGCCCATGTTCAAGTATAGCTTGTTCATGAGGAAGAGCTTTATGAATTCCAAAATAATTTGGTTCCCATAAATGGAATCGGCAAAGTCGTCCTAGTAAAGTTCTAATTTGTCCACGTTGTTGTGCACGTTGGGACACAGCATTCATCAATTGTTTAACGAAAGGAACTCTTGAATGATAAGTTGCAAAAAGATCTTCAGCTCTTTCTTTACTTACTCCAAGTTCAGCTTGAAGTTTAGCTTTTCCCATTCCATAAAATAATCCAAGATTAATGGTCTTGGCTTGGGTTCGTGGAATGTCTGCCATGTCAGCTACAATTTTATGAAAATCAGCGTTACCTTCTTTATAAGCGTCCACGACAGTGAAGGCCGAAGGTAACTGCTGAAGAGATGCATAATGTACAACCAATCTTGGTTCTTGTTGGTTATAATCAAAACATCCCCACACACAACCATCCTCAGGGATGAATAGGGATCGAATCATTGGCCCAAGGTCTTTGTTGCGTGCAGGAATCTGTTGTAAATTTGGATTAGAATAAGAAAATCTGCCGGTAACGGTGCCTCCTTGATCAGATCTTATTTGATTAATATCTGCGTGAATTCTACCTTTGTGTTCATGTTTAATAATAGTATCAATAAATGTTGTGTGTGCCTTGTTAATTTCTCGAGCTTTTGCTATCTTCTTAACTAAAGGATGACTATGGGAAGCAAGAAAGTTTTTAGTAAATGAGGGTGCCTGGGTTTTTTCCGTTCTATCAAAAGGTAAATTTAATTTTTCAAAAACTTTGGCAATGGACCTTGCAGCCCATATTTGAGCATCTATGTGTGTTTCTTTTTTTATTTCTTGCAGCAATGCTTTTTCTTCTTCTAGTAATTTTTGTTTTAATACACGCGCTTTTTGAACGTCTACTCGGACGCCCTTAAATTTCATATCGACTAAGCAAGGAAATAAATCTGACTCTAATTCAAAAATAGATTCTAGATCCTGGTTGCTTAATTCTTGTTTTAATTTTTTCCACAGTTGGTACGTGACTTCAGCGTCTCTTTCTGCATACTCTCCTACATACATTGCAGGAAGTTTCCACATCTCGGCTTTAGGATCTACTCCCCATTCTTTGGCACCGTTAATTAAAGCGGCTTCATTTTTTCCATATCCAATATACTCTCGACCTAAACTATTTAAGTCATAACGCATTCTATTTTCATTAATTAAAGACGCTGCAATCATGGTATCAACAATGTCTCCTTTAATTTCTATTCCCATGGCACGAATCCAACAAACATCGTACATGGCATTGTGAAAAATTTTGAGAGAAGAAGATTTACAAAGATCACTAAACCATTGAATTACCTTCTTTTTTTGAAGGTTGCCTCCACCTTGGTGATCAAAAGGAAAGTAGCCTTGATACCCTTCACTTGCCACAGAGATGCCCACAACTTTTCCATTTCCAATAATGGATCCGGATCCTCTTGTTTTTAAATCTGGATCTGAAGTTTCTAAATCAATAGCAACTTCTTGACGGTTGGTTAAATCAGGAAATTTTTCTGGTTTGACCCATTCTGTTTGAGCTTGGAATAATGGGAACTGCATCATTTCTTTTGTGCCTCTTCTTTTGTAATGCCTGCATTACGATATTCTTCTTCTTCGGTCATGGGAGTCATGTCAGGATATTTAGATGGGGTAAAAGTAAAACCGTGAGGTAAAGGTTTAGTGTGATCGCCATAATCTCTTTCAATAATCATATCTATATAATGTTTTGCTTTTTCTAGATCTTGAACTTCTCCTTTATGTTGATGTCGACAGATATATTTAATAGCATTCCCTTCTGCAAAAGGCAAATTATTTTCGTTTATAAATTGAGCAGGTTGGATTTTCATATCTTTATAGTGAGATCCTCCAATTTGTTTTTTGTATACTTTCATATTTTAAACTCCTTGCTTCTGTCTTTGCATCGAATCAAAAATAAATTTTTGCTGCATCGTGTAAGACCGACGTACCAGACTCTTTGTTCTTCATCTTGTTTCATAGGTGTTTTCGTTGCTCCTTTGATTGTGTTAGTGGTTTGATTTTGGAGAATAATAACATTGGTGGCTTCTCCTCCTTTTGAACTATGGAGAGTTAGTACCTTTACTCTTGGTTTAAGACGAAGGTCTTCTCCATTGCTTCGCATGGTTCTAATATAAGTTTTAGTATTCGGGGTGACTGCAGTGAAGGCATCGTACCATTGAAGCTGGGAATTTAATTTATATTCTTTTTTTAAATTAGAGAGCTTAAATAAT